CAACTCTGCATACGGAAACGCCTCTCCCATCTTCCAGAACTCTAACGCAACTCCATAAACAACATTGTAAAGATCTATCTTATCTGCCATTTCCAGAAAAAATTGTTGAACTTTTTTGCTCTTACATGTTATATTTATCTTGCTTATTGGAAATGACGCATGTAGATTTATTGCATTTCTTACGACCGGGTGTGTATCATAAAAAATCCTATTCCATGCATTCATCGTGACTCTGTCACGAGGAAGATTTAGATTTGACAGCTGAAATAGCGGAGAATATACATCTGGCATAAGCCTGTCGACACCTATCGATGTTGATAACGGCCCCATTGGCGACGATATAGATGCGCTTTTCTGAAAATTAGGACTATGCGCTATAGCAGTAAGTGAGTCGCCAGAGAATTGACTATCACTGACGGCCTGATTTATTTGTGCCCTACGAACATTGGATAGCGTTGACGCAGCACCCTTTGTTATAGTTTTTGTTGGCGGCCTACTTAGTCTTCTCGTCATTTTGATGTATTCTCCATACTACTTAATATTTGGCGCATATGCTAGAGCTGGAAGCACATACCTCTCTCTCTTAGTTATACCGGGCTTTATGCTAAATCCCTTTGTTATATCAAATTTATAGGCCATATAGGCATACATGAGGGCCATTAAGCCGTCATTTGGGCCAGATCCTTTGCTATAATGCTTAACCTGTTGTCCGGCAGAAAGCCTGACTTTAACCTCCATAGATGTGCAGTGATCTATCAGCCACTCCAAGTGCTCATAACTTTTCCATGGAAACCTAATCTTTCCTTTCCATAGTAAATCAAATAATTCTTCAACTATTAAATTTTTATTATACGTGATCATAAGCTCATCTTCTCTATATTTAATCGGCTTAATCAAGCTGCCACTCCCTTGTGCACCAATAAACCTATCACCATACAACCTCTGAAGATCATGGACAACATCTTGGCCAAAAAACCAGTCAGAAACAGATCTTCTTATCCCAAACCTTCTATACATTTCATTCATTGTTTCAATTTTATAATTAAAGTCATGCTTTCTGAGCTTGTGAGCATGCTCTATGGATAGCGTTCCATCACTACCCGCAGACAAAACAACTACGCAGGAATAGGACTGCCCCCTATTAACATTGTCATCATCAACCTTTCCGCCCCAATCAACACCCAAGTAGGTTGTTTTTTCACTAGGAGATATTCTTTTCGCAAAATATCTTTCCGGATCCCTACACCTATCATAAATATCAGCCTTTGATATTGTAGTTCCGGATCCAGAATAAAACTCACCTATAACCTCATTATTCCATATTCTTTCTGATGAAGCAGGATTATTTTCTGGCATAAGAGCGTCTATATTGTCTCTTGTAAAATATGGTATATAGAGTTGGTTTATATGAAACCCAACAAATTTTGAATTCGGGTCTCCGTACGACACCCATTTTCCAGCTTCGATTGCATCTATTTTATTTTGCTCACTACCACATTTGGGGCACTTAACGGTATATCCACGTATCCATATATCCTTCCACCCATCATCACCTGATAAATAAAATGGATAATCTGAATTACAATTATTGCACCCAAGGTGATAAAACCTCTGATCGGACGATTCCCACATACTCTCGAAATACGAGCCTCTTTCTTTTGGCGTCCCAAAATAAACCTGAACGCCATTACCTATTCTTCCGTATTTTGCGGCAGTTAGTATCTTGGTCACATTGCCAATCGCCTGGCCATACATATCTTGAACTTCATCAAAAAATGCAACATCAACAGTCATACCCCTAACCCTGTCGCCATCTGCTCCGACACTATCAATCCATAAAGTTCCAGACTCATACTGCTTCATAGTCATATTGTCAACTGCATTTGGCGTATCCAGCCTGTTACTATTTATAAAGTCATCTTTGGCCGTTCTTATCAAGCCCTCCAGCTTGTCTTGAGAGAATCTTTTAACAAGTGCTAATGCCGGAAATGCGTGCAGAACTCTTATTGGTGGATTTGAAAACAAGCCACTATTTGTAAAATACAAATCTAATGCAGCAGCCATCATTGTCGCACCAACCTGGCGACCCTTCTTTATAACTACCGGCTTACCATTTCTCTGCGTGGACTGCAAGGCTATATGTCTATATACTTCAGACATAAATTTCCATCCATTATTCAAAACACTAAAGCTGTCCCCATCAAGAGTTAGATTATTTTCTACAAAATTTGCCGGATCAAAGTCTAAAAAATTGCTTTTTATCTTTGAAAAAAGTTCACCTTCATAATTCTTCTTTACACCAGACATCTATACTCTTTGCAAACACAATAAATTTAATATCAACCAGCGGAGGTTCTGTTGGAAAACTCTGCAGGCTCTACTGCGCCATCACTAGCATCAGATTCCGGAGCAACGTATTCTACAGGTCCATCGTCACCACTTCCCGCACCCGCCCTTCTAGCATCCCTGGCAAGTGCGTCCGCATATCGTACCAGCCTGTCAAAATCTAAGCTGCGTCCATCTTCCGCCATACTTTCATTTCCGCCAAACTCATCCATGCACTTTTCGACAATAACAAAGCCAGGCATCGAGCTTTCATTTTCAGCCATACTTTTTATATAACTAAGCATATTTGAAACATGCTCTATGTACCCATCATCATTATCGCCTGAACACCCACATTTCTTTCCGGCGCTACACGGCCCACACTTAGAGCCATCTGACACCTCACTCGAGCAGCCAGCCGTAACAACAACGCTGTTCGCTAAATCTTTACTGCTGCCTATCAAGTCGAACCCAACCCTATTCTTTATATCGGCCATCTTTTCTTCAATTGAGCTAAACTTGTTATTAAGATAATGGCGACTTCTGAGTGTCTCTAAGAAATTAGCATTCTTTTCTATACTCTTTTCAAAATCTTTTATCCAATCAACAGTTGTAGAATATTCTTCTAATATGTTTTGTCTCTTTATCTTCACAACAATACCTATTCTTTATGCAAAATAATTTTTTATGAAATCTATTCCGTGCAAAGACATGTTCCCACCAGAATCTAAACTATCATGATCAACTTTTGTTCCAATGGCGCCCCTGTCTTTAAATATATGATGACCACTATCCATAACAAGCTGCATTATTGATAGCTCATCCCTCTCGCTAAATGCGTACTTTTTATTAAGATAATCATATACATCTTCAAATGGGTGTCCGGCGGATATTACAGAGTTTATGAGTATACCCGCAACGGCCCTCTCAAATGGCGTTGCTACAATCTGAACCCTTGGGGTTGTAGCCGTCTTCTCAAGCGCTCCCTCGCTAAAAGCGCGAGTTAGCTGCCTAGTAGAGTCCCCCAAATCTCTCTTTAAATTATTCATCCTCTCTTTTAACAAAACCATATCTTTTAAAATATTAACCCTATAGTCTTCAAGAACAAGCGGCTCCAATAAGCCATCAGAGTCAGTACGTATTGCCTCAGATATCTCTTTGTTTAATTTATTAAGATATAACAGTGCCACTTCACATCCGACCATTGAGTTGCCATCATGCTGAGGTATACCTGCGGGATAAGATGACTCAAGATATGGCATAAACTTTCCAGAGTCTCTATTGTCTACCCAGTTTGAATCAATAGCTTCATTCTCCTGCTCATCCTTGCCGAACGTCTCTTCACTTCCTGGTACGGGAATAACGCCAAAATCCTCACCATCTTCAGATACAGCAAGCTGAAGGCCATCTTCCTCTAATTCTTCATTAAGCTCTCCAGCATACTCTTCTGCCTTATTTGCAACATCTTTGGTTAAATCCCCCATGCTATCTTTCCACTCCTCAGTCCACTCTTTCATATCGAGTGTCTTAAAGTCGGCCGCACCATCTGGCCCTTCGTCGTCAAGCCCTCCTTTTCCAGCCTCGAGTCCAATGGCAAATGCGTCGGAGCCAGGAAGCTCGCCTACATCACCAGTGAAATTAAACTCATCTTCGCCAAGGCCTTCGTCATCCATGTCTTCTTCAAAAACAACAAGGTCTGAGCCATCCAATTCTTCATCCGGCTCTTCATATGATATAAGCATATCCTCAAGCACACTTGAATTGGCTGGGGTCAAATCTGCTTCTTTTTCTATATATTCTATTTTATTATTCATCTGAATAAACTCCTATGTTAAACCTTTAATTAAATCAGTAAATAGTTCTCCGAAATAAAGAGAGCTGTTGTTATCATCTGACATATAACCTGATGGTCCGTGCTTTAACCCTACATTTATATCACCTACATAATAATTTGGATAAAGAGGGCTTCCGTTTAATGCAACATTTCCGGCCGGTATTGAGCTATTTAGTGGATCAAATTTACAATCAACAACTAATCCGTCATCATTTGATTTTACAAAAACATCTGCATAAGGACATTTGCTTGCAGTTTCGCATGTCAACAGAATCTCCCAGTTCTCAATAATGGAATTATCAGCATCATCAGCATCAGGGTCATCTATATAACTCATCATAGATATACACCCACCCGATGTTTTGCATCCAAATGGAACCGAAAGTCCAAAGGGGCATGGCTTTTTCTTGCCTCTTATCATGTTTATTCCTTTATAAAATCAATAGCATTGAAAATCAATAATATCGAAAACTATTAGTATATTAAAATATAATACTATATGGAATAACAATATGTAAAATATACTACAATCATACAGACGTATTATAGCTTATACCTCCATGGCGATTTTTCATGATCTTTTTCGTCTCCCTGGGCGGCCGCAAGCATACTGGGAAGTTTCGCGAGCGCGTCACCGGCTTTAGCTTTTGCATCTATTGATGTTATATTATAAGCTTCTCTCAGCGCCGCTTTTTCTTCCTCGCTGCCATCGTTGCGGGTGGCGCTGCCCAAATTATCACTATATATTCCAGCAAACCTTTCTTCCGTTGGAAATTCCACTTGTGACCCAAGCTTCTGCCACGTATTCTTAACTGGATCTGAATAATAAACATCCATGTGCTCTACATAGTCTCTGTTCTGATCAGGAGTCGTGGCCTCATCCCAGTAACTGGCAGTGGAAGTAAATACCAGCTTGACATCCGCATCCTTGGCGTCAAGCTCGCCTATATGAACTTTGTACCTATAACCATCCCTTCTCCTTCCCCATGCGTTATGCGCATAAGATAGTGCCCCATGTCTTAAAAAGTTAAGATCCCTATCCGGATCTTTAAGCCTTGACGGCACCCCACTGCGGCTTACAGGAATCGGCTCAGGCAGGCCGCCAGTGGATACATAGGAGATAATACGGGGCTTTAGTCCGTCAGAAGCAGATCTTATGCTGGAGGAAAAATTCCTAGGGTTATGATCAAAAAGAGTTACTTTTCTAGATAACTTGAGCAGCGCCCCAATCTTGTCACGTCGGACAGAACCCTCGCACCTTTTATACTCTCCGTCCACTAGCTCATAACAATTCGGATCAGAAGGTAGATCTGATGCGCCTTCATCGCCAGGGTGCCTCGACCCGGAGGAGTCCGGAGCCGTGTCAGCATCACCGGGGGTCTGATCTGGCATGTTAGAATTATGACTACTCCATATTGCATGGTATCTACTCATTATCTTTTCAACATACTGCTTAATAGAGGGCCACGGACCAGAGTCGCCATACCATATAGGAGAGGTGCTTCTTTGTCCATGCGGAAGGTTGGCTTGGCCTTCTCCGGCATACCATGCAGTAGCTACGGCGCCCCATACATGCTTGTTTGATCCATCTGCATCAAGATGACTTCCGGATGCAGAGCTGCAATAATATTTCTTAAAATACTTGCCCATCATATAAGACGCCACTGTGTCTTGATTACTTGACGATGGCTGTGCGGAACAAGTCCCCTCTCTAAACTCCTTACTTGTACAATTTAAGTATATATCTTCATTCTCTTTGTCTATCATAAAGCTAGCATTTCTATCGCCAAGCGCCTGAAAGTTCCAGGCATATTGATCGGGAAGCATGTCGCCGGCGCCATACCACTTGTAACATTCATTTGTTTTGCACGGGTCACACCCTCTTCTATATATTATACCTGTATTATTAACCATATCAACCTTGGGGTCGCAAAACGATCCGTCCGTTTTTTTCTGATGAGCATCATTAAAATAATATCCCTCTGGAAATACAATGGAGCCTGGGGGGCCGGCTATGCCGTACCAATTTCTATAAAGTATCTGATATGCACCAACAGCAGCCTCGGAGGACGCCCTCTGCACCTTTACGGCATAATTCTTACTAGACTCAGTCTCTTGTATCGCATCTATAAAAAATGACAACTGGTGCTCTAAATTTTGACCATTAACATTCCTATTACCCTGCGGCCCCAAAGGAGTGCAGTCGGCATCTGCGTACTTTCCTATAAATATTTTCTTAAAGTCACCTGACTTCTTAGACCAGCTCTCTAACTGAGATTTTTTATTTAAAAAATCATATTTCGTATTATCCAGATATTCTATAACTAATTTATTTTTTATTAAAAAATCTTTAAAAAATCCAACCAGCGGAACCCTGGACAAAATCCCCATGTCTCTCAGGTATTTTATTGATACATCAGAGTCCAACAGCATGGATTTACTTATTTTTGATGTTATAAACTTATCAGCAATAGACTCTGAATATATAATATCATTATTATTTTTTACAAAATCAATAATAGAGTTATCTATTTTGAACCCATACTTTGATGCAAAATAAAT